CTGAACCTGATCTGTGGTTTTTCCGGTTGTCGTTTGGGGACACAGCCTGGATGATACTGTTCAGGTCAACGTAGGAAACACCGTTTCCGTCAGGGGCTGTGATGTATGCCCGTACCAGTGCCGGAAGATAGGTGTTGTTCCCGTCACTGTTTAGCTGCACCTCTCCATTTTTAATCTGCATTCCTGCTTTCCGGCTGTCGTTCCGGTTGGTAAACACACCGGAAAAATGTCCGTTGTTGGCATACATGTCTCCGGTGTCCAGGTTCCACCCAAATCCACCTTTTGACGGATCGGACGGATTGAAATTTTTCGATGCTATCAATCCGGCAATGATCAGATCAGCAACAAATCCCTTTGCTGTTCCAAACGTCCTCCAGATCCATTCACCGCTTCCGTCTTTCTGATCGGCAATCTCGAAACCTCCGGAACCGATGCACATGGCTCCGTATGTTTTACTCTTCGGATCCAGGTCCTCATACAGAACCGCCTTGCAGTCCTGCCGTTTGGCTGATGTCTGCTGCACCCTCAGCATGGCTTTCATTCCGTCGATTACTCCGGATATTTCCGATGCTTTCACAGCTCCATCACCATCGACGATGTTATCGATTTTTTGTGCAGCCGATTGGATGGAATCGAAATAGTCATAGCTGAAATCACCCAGCTCCACACTGCTTGTCTGCTCTCTGGCACAGTCATAATTGATGTGTATTACCCTGGATTTTGTGTCGATATCCAGTGTTTTGTTTTTGCAGGTGATCGTGTCCCCAAGGCCGACAGTCAGCAGTTTCTTAAATTCCTCGTATTCAGATCCCTGTGATACGTCGATTAAATCAACTTTGTAATTGACTTTTGGCTTGTCCAGTCCGTCCTCGAATTGTTTCAGGCAAGCCTTCCGCAGCTCCTCGTCCAGTTCCTTCTGCCCATTGCAGATAATTTTGTCGGTATCGGAACCGTTCGTTTCTGCATCAGATTTCAGGATGATGTCGTCGAATGCTATCGTTTTTGTATGAACGATCGGATATTTCTGGATGTTCGGACTGTCTACCCACGGGAAATTGCCGGACATCATTCTGCCGTTGTAGGCCGTCGGAACAATCCTGGTCACAACATCGGATGTATCAACCTCGGATTCCATGCCGGACGCATTGAAATACGATGACACCATCATCCCGTTGTCGTGTCCGATCCGTTCATCGATGTGAATGGTGTAATTGTCATAGCTGACTTCTCCTCCCCATCGGTTAATAAACGAATTGTCGTCACTGGACATCAGACATTCCGTTAAATTTTTCCGTTGGTAGTATGCCGTGGACAGTTTGCTGATGTTCGAACTGCCCTTATAGATGTTTTGTCTGGACAGCAGCATATCAAGGGCCTTTTGTCCGTCAACATTGGTCGGCCGTGTATCCAGGATAAACACTTCATTTCCGGAATCCATGAATATCGGCCGCGCTTTTGCCGTTACGCCACCTTCGGATTTCTGCGTGTCGTAGATACGGAATAACTGTTTTTTACTGATCCACGTCGGGCAACCAATCACCGCACCGTCTACGATTTTTTTGTATCGTCCTTCCGGGTCGATTGGGGCAACCAGTGTCAGCACCCAATCACCGTTGATTGCTGCGTCCAAATCACAGGATATCGGCTGGATGATCGTGTCTCCGTTCCGGTCGTAATCTACGTCTCCGGATCTGTAGTAATTTCCAGATCCGGAATCACGATCGTAGATTACTGTCTCGACTTCCTCGTAAACAACCTTTGTGTTTTTGTTTTTGTAGTAGATTTCTATCACGTCACCGGATTCCGTTGTGATCAGAGTTCCGTTGTCGTCGGCCAGTAGCCGCCATTCTCCACCTGTGTATTCTTTTGGCTTTTCTGGTTCCGCTACAGTATCTCCAACGGAATTGATTTGAACCCCGACCAGGATATAGTTTCCGTCATCGGTAACGATCGCCTTCCCGTCATCCGTGGCCAACATTCGATATGTTGTGTATGTATTCGGATCGGTTGGATCGATATATGTGTATGATCCGTCCTGATCGGGTTCGTCATCAATTTCGACGATTTTCGGAACCAGTGTTTTCACAACTTTTGGCTCTGCCTCTACAGCCTTGTACTGCTCGTAAACCGTGACATCTGCCAAAATCGCTCCGGAGGATCCCAGGATAATTTTTCCGTCATCGGTTGCCAGTGCTGCCCATGTTTTAACCGGACCGGACATTTCGGCAAGGCCGACCGCATCATAAATGTGTATCATTTTAGTACACCTCCCAGTTCGGGGCGATGTCCACCGTCATTTCTCCGGGAACAACAATCTCGTTTTTTCCCGGCTGCAGCCACATGTTTTCATAGTTCCCTTTGATGTACCCGTTCATAAAACCGTCATCCTTGTAGGCAACCATCCTTCTGGTGTCGATGATCACCGACGGGCACGACACGGTGATATCATTCCCGTTGATCCGCAGCATTCCGGTTCCTTCAATTCGATAAACCGGCCTGCTGATTCCGTAAGGATTGATCACCGTGTATCCGTACAATGATTTATTCAGATATTTGATTCTTTCTCCATCGTAGATCCCGTCGTTGTTGCTTAGTGGGCTTTCCCCTTCCGGAAGATACATGTCCGATACCAGGATCCCATTTCCCGCGGATGTAACCAGGGCATGACCACTCGAATCCGCCAGCAGGTTCGTTGTGATGTCATTGTGCAAATATTTGTCACCGTCTTCCACAAATGCCCGTCCGTAGCAGGTGAACCCGATCTTCCACGTTCCTGCCCGGAAAAACTTCTGTGTTTCAGGTGTGATCTCTACTTTTTTTACCCGATAAAATATTCCGTACCGGCTCCGGAACCTCAGCTCTTCCGTGCCTTTTTTGAACAGCCATTTTCTCAGGTGCAGGTAGCACCTGTGTACACTTCCAGGATCTTCTCTGTGTGCATGAACACTTATAGAAAATTTCGTGTCTTCCGTGTAATTTTCGGGGACATACAAATCCCCGGCACGCACAACCGAAAACGTCCGTTTTGCCGGCTGCCCTCCAGTTTCTTCGAAAAATCCATCTACCACGATTCCGAGGGTATCGGAAGGGCGGTCGTGATAGGTGATAACCTCTCTGATGCTCATCTTTTACCCCCTGTATTTCTGACTGATATAGTTTGTCACGACAGCCGTCACCTTTTTGCCGTCAATGTATGCGTTGGTGTCTTTCTCAACCAGCTGTTCCAACAGATTAATCACACGCTCCATCATGCCACTGTCGGCCATCGCACTGCGAATGTCGTTCATCAGTGAATCCTTGCCATACATGATTTCCCGTGATGCTTCTCCGGCTCCGATTGCTCCGGCTGGCATGATCGTCGGGGATGTGAACAGATACGGCTGATTTACAGCCTTCGCGTACCATTTCACATTGAGGTGCGGAACCTTCGGCGGTTTCAGTGAAAAAGATCCGTCGATAGAGAAATGCGGGAGTTTGATTTTCGGGAATTTCAGCACCATTTTCCGGAATGCGTTTTCGATATTGGAAATGCCTGTTCCGAATGCAGATTTGATTCCGTTCCACAACGATGATGCGGTGGATTGCAAACTGTTAAATTTCGACCGCGCAATTTTCACGACCTCTCCCAATTTTCCTTTTGCCGACTGTACGATCGTGCTGTTTTTGATTGCGTCGCCCATTTCCTGGAATTTTCCAACCACAGCATCACGCACACCGCCGATAAACGCTTTGATATCGTCCCAGTGTTTGAACGCTTCGTACAGTCCGACCGCAATCGCCGCAACCGCCGCAATCGCCAGTATCACCGGACCGGCTGTTGCAAGACTGATTCCGGACATCAACGACATCATGGTTCCGACACCGGTTATGATTTTGCCGATCACAGTTATCAGCGGTCCGGCTGCAGCTGCAACCATAGCAATTTTCAAAACCATTTCTTTCTGTCCGTCCGACAGACTATTCCAGTGATCGTTCAATGCTTTGGCAGCGTTGGCCAGGTTTTTCATCACCTCAATGATCATCGGACCTGCTGAATCAATGATCTCTGCTCCGGTCTCCTTCAGGGTGTTCAGGATCGGAACCATTCTGTCTATTGGATCCTGTGTTTTATCAAAAGTGTCGTTGACTGAATCAGCCCATCCTCCGACGGATTTGCCAAGATCGTCTATTGATATGCTTCCGAGCTCGATTGCTTCAAAAATTTTTTCACCGCTTTTTCCGAACAGGTCGTAAGCCGCATTCATTTTTTCCGTTCGGCTTGCATTGCTGTTCATTACATCGGAAAATTCAGACAATGCATCATTCAGCGTTTTCCCGTCTGCCGCTGCGTTTTTCTGTGCTTTCGCCAGTGATCCGAGGGCGGCTGACGCATCAACGCCGGATTTTTCAAAGATTCCTACCAGTGCAGCGGACTGGTTGATCCCAAGCCCCAAACTTTTGAACGATGCTGCATTGTTTGTGATCAAATTGCTCAGTTCGTCCATCGAGATACCAGTCTGCTGACCGACCGCATTGAAAATGTCCAGAACGTCCGCTGCATCTGAAACGTCTGTGCCCGTCGCCGCCATTGCCTTTTGCACATTGTCGATGGATGTGGAAACGTCCGTGTTATTTAACGATGCAAATTTCACGAACTGTTCCGACAGGCTCTGCAGATCATCTCCGGTCAGGCCGAATCTCGTATTGACCTCACCGACCGCATCCGCAGCATCCTGAAAGCTGACCGGAATCGTGGTCGCGATGTCTTTCGCCCTCTGCTGCATATCCTGAAGCGCAGCTCCTGAGGCTCCGGTCTTCGTTGTGACCGTGTCCATCGCCTCGTCAACCTCTTTCCATGCGGCAACGGAAGCTGTCGCGATTCCGGCAACCGGAACCGTTACGGCTTTTGTCATGCCCTCGCCAACCTCAGTCACCTTATCCCCGACACTTTTCACCTTTTCCGACCACTCTTTCATCTGGGCCGAACCGGTCTTTAATTGTTCATTGACCTCTTTTAGTGAATTGCTGTACTCGTTCAGTTTTGCCTGTGTTTTGGTCAGCTCGGTCTTTTTCTTTTCAATGGCTTCCTGATCGGCATTTTCATCCTGTGACATCTCTTCGATCTGTTGATTCAGGATCTTGATTTTGTCACTATAGATTTCTGTCTGTTTGGTCAGGTATGTCTGCCGATCACGCAGCTTATCGGTTATGGATGTGTTCTTGTCGTACTGGCTCTGTGCCAGTTTCAGCTCTGCATAATTTTCCCTTGTTGCCTGCGTAACGCCTTTGAGCGATTTCTGGAAATCAACCGCGCCTTCGGCATCAAATTTTAGTCCTACTCTTTTTAATTCTTCAGCCATTCAGCAACGCTCCTTTCCACTCTCGCTCCTCGTTCTCGCGTTCCATCGCATAGACAATAAAATCATGCAGCTTCCCAACCGCAAGCGCGGCGTTCATCGCCCCGACAGGATCCGCATATCGTTTGTACAACGCATCGATCAAAGGAATTTCATCGCCCCGGCCAATTTCGAGGCCCGCACGAAAAAATCCTTAAACGAATCCCTCGCAATATACGCATAAAGCAGATCGACAAAATCATCTGCATCCAGATTTTTGATAAATTCCGTTGTGCTGTCCGTTCCCTGTGCCAACAGGGTGATCACGTCATTCTTCACGGTCACGATGTTCGAAATGATCGTGCCGACAAACATTCCGTAAAACCCCTGCAGTTTCACGTTCATTTCTCCGTCGATTTCAACCTCTCGTTTCGTCCACTGCTTGCGTGGTTTGTCCGGTTTTTCATACTGTATTGCCGTCAGCATGTCCACATCCGCATTTTTAAACGCATCCGCAAAGCCGATTTTGGCAATAATTGCAGCCATCGTGAAAACCTCTTCGGAT